AACCAACTTAAACCACACCGCGCCATTGATATGTGGATCCCAAGTTGGCGGGATAAACAGCCCACCGGTTGGACCAGTAACACCTTGGGTAACGTCAGCACCATCATTACCATCCGCAGCACCAGACCCGCCACCCGGAGTAACAATTCGTTGGATCGTTTTGAAGGCGCCAAACACACCTGGACCAGTAGGACCAGTAGGACCAGTTTGACCAGTAGGACCAGTCGGCGGATTAGGACCAGTAGGACCGGTACCGCCAGCCCCAGTAATGCCCGTTGGCCCTGTAGACAACGTAGGTCCAGTAGGCCCCGTAGGGCCACTATTACCATAAAGCCCAGTAGGACCGGTATCACCCTGTCGTGGCTTCACACCTGTTGGACCGGTCACACCAGTAAAGCTTGACCCTGAAGGACCAGTAGGACCGGAAATACCCTGAGCACCAGTCGGTGTAGTGGGGAAAAATCCAGTAGGACCGGCAACGCCAGTAGGACCAGTAGGACCGGTCGAAGGTCCAGTGACGCCAGTAAACCCTGTTTGACCCGTAGGTCCGGTAGGCCCCCGTGGCGCAGCACCGGTAGGACCAGTCGCACCGGTCTTACCAGTAGGACCAGTTGGTCCACCCACATTGGTAAAGCCAGCCGTGCACCCGCCAAGATTGACGATATCCACAACCTGCTTCAGAATGTCACGGATATACCCGCCCCATGCCTTATCATAATTTCGCGCAGAGCGAATGCCAGGACCGTTAAATGCGCCAGTAGCACCGGTTGCCATTCCAATCTCCTATTAACCAGCCGAGACGGTCAGCACACCTGCGTTGCTCCAAACCGCGCCCTTGATATGTGGATCGCTGGTCGGCGCCACAAAGAGCCAATTGCCACCCTGAGCACCGGTATTCCCAGTAGCACCAGTAGGTCCAGTCGAAGCACCAGTAGGTCCAGTCGCTGAATTAGGACCAGTAGGGCCTGTTGGCCCAGTAGCAGGACCTGGACCGGTCACACCAGTTGGCCCCGTCTGACCAGTCGGACCTGTTGCCCCACCCGTCGCAGCCGGCCCCGCTACACCCGTAGGACCAGTCACACCAGTCGCGTTTGCACCAGTAACACCGGTTGGCCCGGTAGGCCCTGTAGGCCCACCAGCCGGCCCGGTAGGACCAGTAACGCCGGTATAACCAGTTGCAGGAGAAGTACCAGTCGGACCCGTGTTACCGGTTGGACCAGTTGGTCCAGTTGGCCCAGTAGTACCAGTCGCACCACCAGTTGGTCCAGTAGCCCCAGTGTTTGCCTGAGGACCAGTCGGCCCACCAATATTACCCGCATTGATCGCATCCACAACCTGCTTAAGAACAGGACCGATCGTTTGCAAATCATAGAAACGCGAACTGCGGATGTTGTAGGTCATGATCCTATCTCCGAAGAATTCTTCACCATGGTCTTACTTGGTCCAGGTAAACATACCGTTAGGGGCGAACTTCCCAGTCAATCGAACCATCGCAATCGCCCGCACTTGCTGTCGAAGCACTCGCCCCGGAAGCAGTCGTAATTGCCCAAGCCATACCGTTAACACATTTCAAACCAGCCAAACCCGTGTACTGAGCAGGAGGCGCTCCCTGGTTAGCCGATGTACCAGCAGAAATACCAAACTGCCACGTTGGTTTATCCACCCCCAAAACCGGTGCCCGCCCTAGATCAAAAATCTGCAAATAGCGGATAGACGTAGTGTGATTAAACACATAAAATGCGCTAACCTTACAAAAACCAATATGAACCAACTGAGTTGCCGGTGTAACCGATAAATCAACTGGTGAAAAACCAAACGGGTTACCCATGGCTATCTCCCTTAACCGGCGCCACCTTGAATAGGTATAGCTCCAGGTCCTTTAGAATTCCCTACCGTCGCAGTTTGCGGTCCCATGTGGTTAGTACTCAACTGACTTGGCCGTGATCCTTGCGCACGGGCAGCGGCGTGAGCCGGGCTTGAAGGTGGTCCTTGAGGACCAGATGGCTTTCCTGGCCCACCAGACTGGCCTTGGGAACCCCCAGGAGCCGACTGGCTCCCAGGAGGCCCACCGGGCGTACCACCCCCTGGAGCAGTTCCTAGGTGGACGGGAGGCCCAAGGGGAAGCCTCTCGTCTTGAGCAAGTTGGCCTGCGGTCAACTCTTTAGTAATCTGCTGTACACCGGCCTGGACACCAGCCTGGACACCCTTGGAGACAGCCTGGGCCGCGGCAGCACCTTGCGCATTATCTTGTTCTGCCTTTTGCATCTGATCAAGCTTATCGTCATCCGGAACGATCTCTTCGCCACACAGACCAATCGTGCTAGATACCGCCCGCAGAACTTGACCTCGGCCTTTAAGTCCAACGATCTTCTGATCAACCGGGTTCGCAGTCGCCTGAAGGAACTCGATCTGGCGTTGACGTTGAGTTTCACGCTGGATTGCCACATTCACACCCTGGACGCTCACTCTCTCTTCGCCAGTAAGCAAGCCACTTGTGTCGGTTAGCAAAATAAGATCGAAAAGCTGAAGCAGAGCTAGCTCCATCACTTCTCGGTCTACATTAGCGGATACAGTCTGCAAAATTTTTGACGCGTTGCCCATAAGCATGGCCAGCCCTGACGCGGTACGCCCCGCGTTGCCGCCAGCTTGTCCACCGATATATTTCGGAATTGCAGAAACATCGTCCGCTACTTCCGTCAGATACTGCAACACCTTCACGAGTTTGTCCGAATTGTCCATCGGTTGGAAAAAACCCATTGGCTCCCTGGTTGCCGTAGTGCCCGTGAGATAATTCTTCCTGATATGCCACCGCTTCCATGGGAACATATCCTCTGTGTTCTCATTTGGGTCCATCTGATCGTCATCGATCCACACCTGGGGACCAGACGCGATCGAAAGGTTATTGATCAGCGACCGCATCGTTGCGTTAGAAGCTTCTTGAATATCGGAAAGGAGGTCGGTAAGTCCGTTTCCAACTGGCGTTCCCGGGACTTTTTCAAATGAAGTAATGAAATAAGGGTGACGCATTCGCGGCGACGGTGACAACTGCGCTTTAATGACGTGGGAACCGATGCACCACACTTGCATGTGGTAATCCCTAAGTTCATCTTGCACAGCGAGCCCGTAGTCTTGAAGAACTCGACCTTGGACATTACCGTTAAACTCCATCATCGACAACATGCCAGACCGGTTCCAAGCAGGGTTCTCCCTACTCTCAAGAACAGCCCGTTCAGCATCTGTCAGGTCCCAATTATCATATAGACCACCGCGGCCATATTCGTCAAGAACCGCCTGAATTTCAGCATTATTATATCCAGGCAAACCAAGCAATTCATTCAACTCAGCACGAGTAACCTGCTTCTTTTCGATGATATTCGCATTCTCAATCGAAGCAACGCCAGGGGTCCACCACAAATCAAACGGAGACACACGCTCCCATGTCAATGTCGGCTTCATCTCAACAGTAGGCTGGCCTTGGCCACCTTGAGGCCATGTTACCGTTGGCACCATACGGACAATAGGGCCTTTGATACAGGCAAATGGGAAAATGGGAAGATCAACAAGAAACTCAGCAAGAGCATGGTAAAAACCGCCTTCTCGAAGGATTTCGTCAATCTTATCCTCACTGTCCCGTGCCTGATCACTTGCCTTCTTTTTGGCCGCATCCATAGCACTCTCAAGAAGTGCCTGTTTACGCTTCTGAACATCAACAGGCGACGGCGGTTGACCTATAGTCTGTTGGATCATCCCAGCTTCTTGCTGGACCAATTGGTCAATTTTTTGCTTAATTTCATCGGGAATTTGCGGATCGCTAGTTGGTTTCAATCCCCATGGCCGATCCGGACCTAGATAAATATCACGCAAAAGAGAACTTGCAGCCCTGCACTTCTGCGCAATCATACGCATGTAGACTTCGGACCCACCCCAACGGCGTATCTGCTGTAGCTTGGTGGCGTCATATTGACCGTTAAAGGCGCGCAAAGCGATCAAAAGGCGCTCAGACCAACCCTGCTGCGTATTCCGGTGATTACGGAAAATTTCATACTGCCCCTTGATATAAGACACCAAGGTTGACACATCAGGCTGTGTCTGCGATTGTGCATTGGCATTGGCCTGCGCCTGCATAGACGCCTGCTTCTGTTGCTGGGCATCTAAAATAGCAGGGGGGACAACTTGAATTACACCGTTTTGCCCAAGAGCAGCCATGAACAATCCATTAGGGGAACTAGGTTAAGAACTCGTCATGACACAGATAGTCCCCACGCTGCCCGCTGTTACCGTGCCGGTAATCCCGGATGCACCACAACTCACCATTGTTATAGTCGCCGGCCTAGCCAGGGAAATTGCAATGGGGATACGGGAGGTACCCGATATCCTTGAGACCTACAAGCTATCGCCAGCAGATTACGAAAAACTTAAGGATCACGAGGTCTTCGTTAAGCTGGTTGACAGCGCCCGAATTGAATGGCATGCTGCGACTAACACTCCAGGGAGAACCCAGATAGAAGCAGCCGCCGCCCTCGAACAGGCTATTCCAGTAGCCTACGCACGAGCAATCAGCGGTAATGAGGCAATGAACCATGTCACTGACTTCCTCAAGCTTCTCGCAGATATCGGAGGTGTCCGGAAAGACCCAAGCAAAGCCTCCCCGGGAGAGAGGTTCCAAATCAACATCAACCTTGGGGCTGATACGACGATTTCACTCGATGGGTCTAAGATGCCCATCTCAGGTGATCCAGTCCTACAAGCCCTTCCGATGCCTGAGATTGATAAAGAGGAGCGCGTCTAATGCCTACATTAATCAGCAAACGCATTGAGAACATGGATAATGACGAACTATTGAAAACCGTAGAGCTAATCAAACAACATGGGAGCTATAGAAAAACATCACAAGCAACTGGAATACCACGTACCGAACTTGAAGCTCGTATGCTCTGCGCCTCGCGGCGCGGGCTAAACGGGCTCACACAGACCCCGCTACCAGAATTTGAAATTACACAAGTCACAACTGACGGGGATGGCAATCCAACCAGTGTTCAGTCTAAACCTGCTCCACTCGAACCATTCAAGCTTCATGATGGGTTGGAAATCTACGGCATATCTTCTTTTTTAGATGCCGAAGGCCGAGTAACCCGTCAATGGATCAAGACCCGCCAAGGTAAAATCGAGGTAGACTGGTCTACGGTATTCAGTCAAGCCTTCAAAGACTACGAAGGTCGTGCAGTCCCAACCGCCAGCCCTGGCCATCTCAAAGAAGACCTTCTTACCCTTATACCGTGCAATGACTGGCATATAAATATGATGGGGTGGGAACGTGAAGTTGGCGAAAATTGGGACGTGAAAATCGCTGAAAGGACCATCGGTGCGGCGATTAACGAGGTTATTCTCCGCAGTCCGCCAGCCAAAACCGCAGTTGTACTTGGTGGTGGCGACTTAATGCATAATGACGACAACACAAACCGTACCGCCAAATCCCACAATGTGCTAGACTGCGATGGTCGCTTCCAAAAAGGGCTTGAAGCCGCCCAACGACTTAAGGTCCATACTATTGATGCCGCACTAAACAGACACGAAAATGTAATAGTTCGTGTACTTCAGGGGAACCATGATGAATACTCCAGTGTTGCGATCGGACATTTCCTGGCTGCATGGTATAGAAACGAACCAAGGGTGGTGGTGGACTTGGACGCATCATTGTTCTGGTGGTATCGTTTCGGAAGTGTCCTCTTGGGGGCCACCCACGGGCACACTGTTAAGCTGTCCCAAATGCCACAAATCATGGCACATCGCCGCGCGCCAGACTGGGGTGCCACCAAATTCCGATACATCCACGGGTTCCACATCCACCACAAAGAAGTCTTGGCTACAGAAGGTCAAGGCGTGGTTTGTGAGGCCCACCAAGCCCCCATACCTCAAGACGCATGGCACTGGGGCTCAGGATTTCTATCAAACCGGTCTATGCAGACGATCACCTACCACCGCGACTATGGAGAGACCGGTCGTGTAAGAGAGGCAATTTTGGATGCCTAAATCATCCCCCCAACGAAAAGCCTATAATCGTGGTTATTATAAACATCGTAAGCAAATGTTTATAGAAGCCCAAATGAAATGTACCTACGGACCATACGCTGTTGATATTTGGCATATGGCGATAAGAGAACAAGTAGGACTTTGTAAAAATTGTGGAGGACAGGGACTAGAAAGTAAAAAACGACAAGGACTTGAATATGATCATGACCATATAACCGGAAAATTTCGCGGATTGCTTTGTGGAAAATGTAATAAAGCGATTGGGATGTTAGGCGATAACGAAGCTGGTATTCTTCGCGCGCTTTCATATATACGCGGAGATAGTAATGTTTGATTACACAGCCCCACCTACAGTTGCTCAATTTGCCAAATCTGAAAAATACGGGCGCCTTATTGCGGGACCGGTGGGATCAGGTAAAACCACTGGTGTAATTGTAGAATTATTACGACGTGCATGGCAGCAAAGACCAGGAGATGACGGGTTAAAATATACACGCTTTGCTATTACCCGCCAGACACTTAAACAATTAAAGGATACGGTGTTGAAAGATTGCGATACTTGGTTAAGCGCAAACGGAATTGGAGAGTGGAAAGTCTCAGAAAGTTGCTACCATGTAAATTTCGACCGTGTACGAAGTGAATGGATATTTCTACCCCTGGAGGATGCAGCGGACCAAGGACGCTTACTCTCTATGCAGCTTACCGGTGCGTGGCTTAGTGAATGCATAGAAATGAATATAGACATACTTGGTCCTCTCTCTGGACGTATTGGACGATATCCTAGCGGAAGTAAAGGTGCCCCTACTTGGAACGGAATAGTCTGTGATACCAATATGCCACCTGAATTAACTCAATGGCATAAGTTCATGACTGAACCTAGGATGGATTGGCAAATTTTTATTCAACCGTCGGGACTAGCCTGGAATGCTGAAAACCTTGACCATCTTCTCCAAACTGAAGACACTCGTAAACTCCCAATTGGACATCCTGATAGGATCGCTCGTGGGCGCGAGTATTACAATAGGATGGTTCGCGATCATGGTATTGATAGTGATTATGTCAAGCGGTATGTGAAAGCGGAATATGGCGATGACCCAACAGGACGCGCAGTCTTTCGTGAAACCTTCCGATCCAATTGGCACGTTGTTGATGACACAAATGTTATACCAGGATATCCTATACTTGTTGGGCAAGACTTCGGACGTGACCCTTGGTCTCTCATTTGTCAACCTGATCACATGGGAAGGCTTATCGTCCACGAAGAAATCCTTGCTGAGAACATCGGCCTTGAAAAACACTGTACTCAGTCCCTACGAGGACGCCTATTGCAGTCTAAGTATATGGGATGTAAAATAGCTCTAGTAGGAGACCCAGCCGGTGTCGCAAAATCAACCCACTCCGAAGAAACTAGTTTTGATCTCTTGGGAAGACTTGGTTTCCCTTGCTTCCCCGCTCCCACAAATGACCTTGATCCAAGACTGCGAGCCGTTGAAAGTTTCCTTGGTAGACACACCAACGGCGGACCCTCTATGCTTATCAATCGTGAGGGTTGTCCCCACCTCATTCGGGCGCTCGCTGGCGGATACAGATTTGAATTCGCTGCCCAAACAGGATTGAGGAAACCCACCCCACGTAAGGACGAATATTCCCACGTGTCAGACTGTCTACAGTATGTATGTTTGGCCTGCCATGGCGGCATGCTGTACGGGATTGCACGAGAATTACAAGGATCAGGCCGAAAGCAAAAACAACTAGCTATGCCGTCAGGTGCCTGGACTTAGTGTAGCGGCCACATTTTTGTCAAAAATCCTGACAATCCGGCAACAATAACCCCACCGATTACTCCAAATCCGCCTGCAACCTTCCATTGTATCTTTTCAACTTCGGTAATCCTTTTACCCTGCTCACAGATTAATCTCTTAATTTCTTTCAAATCTTCTTGAACAGATTTCTCAAACCTGTCCATACGTTCAGGCAGCGTGGATACGACCCCCGCAATTTCGCCAAGTTGAAATCTAGTATTCTCGCGGTCTGACCGTTCTACCATGGAACCCTACCTATTACCTACGCGGTAACATAGGAAGGTTAAGCAGGCGTCTCTGGTTCCTCCTTGTCTATAGAGGGCGCCTCTGGCTTATAAGCATCCACCGAAGGAATGCACGAATAAGACACTGCAACCTTAAAATCTCTGCCGTGCGCCTTTACCATATTATTTAATCCTATTAAAACCCATTTTTGAAAAATGGGAATAGCTTTCACGCAAGCAACTTTTGTGGGGTACTCCTGCACAGAATAAAGAAGGTTAGCATCACCTAACTGAATAAACCCTATGAGTGCGATTACTTTCCACATGGTGTCCTCCTGTGTTGGGTACTGCCCAGTATTCCCATACCCCTTCTTCCCTACGACGTTGTACCAGATGAACCTCGCCTTTTTCATACTGCTTCCATAATCGAGTAGCAATCCTATCCAAATGCTTGTTCCAACCAAGCAACCTATCATACATCAAAAATCCAATATGGTAAAGGATTGCATTATTATGCATTGATCAATTCCCACGCCTTATTTCGGTACTCTTCACTCATTTCGTATCCGATAGAGTGGATTGTATTCATTTTTAGCCCTAGAGGGGCCAATTTCTTCCTTAATTTACACACTACAACGTCAACAATCTTAATATCTGTTTCTTCGTCTGGGTTCCCTCGGTTATCCTCTACCGCCATATGAAGCTGCTCCCGCGAAGCATGCCCCCGACGTAAGAGCACAAGTAAAATTCTGCTCTCTAGTTTTGTAGTCTTAAGCTTGCGAGCCATACGCATGGTAGTCTCGCGATCATCCTCACCAAGCTTATGAGCAGCCACTGTAGGGGTACGTTTATCTCGGGGGGTAAGCGGTGGCCAATCTTCACGGGGCATTTCTAGAA